CTGGAGTTCAGACGTGTGCTCTTCCGATCTCTTCCGGCGTTCTTGATCTTGTCGATTGTCTCTGAAAGCGCGTCTTTCATGGTCTTGCCTTCGGACGTTGCGTTCTGCTGCGCTTTTTTCAGTCCGGCCATAGCTGTTGAAGCGTCAATTCCACTTGCTTCGAACTGTGCTAACAGATTAACCGATCCGGTCAGATCCAGTCCCATTTCCTTTAATGTTGCGCCGTTGGTCTGTAATGTTCCCAGTAGCGTTTCCATGGAAATTCCGGTATCTTGCCCGGCTTTTGTGAGAAGTCCCAGAACCGACGGTGTTTCCGAAATGTCAACATTAAATTTATTCATTACGGCGTCCACGGAATCGATCGAACTATTCAGATCCGTTCCGTTAATGTCCGCGAATTTTATAAATTCTTCCGACAGATTTTCCAGTGTTTCGCCTGTTACCTGAAAACGTGTGTTGACTTCTCCGATTGCCGTTCCTGCTGTCTCGGCATCTGTCGGAAGGTCAGAAAATACTTTGTCTGTCGATGCTTTCAGGTCGTCCAGTGCTTCGCCTGTTGCTCCGGTCTTTGTGATTACGATGTCATAGCCCTGTTCCATTTCCTCTAACGCAGCGACCGAAGCGGTCCCGACTGCTGCTACCCCGGCAGTTACCGGGAGCAACTTCTTTCCCAGTGCTTCGGATTTTTCGCCGATCTTTCCGGCAACTTCCCCGACCTTATCCAATGCGCCCGGAATTTCCTTCGCCTGCTTTTCAAGATCTTTTAAGGTCTGTTCTGTCTGGATGATCTCGCGTTGCAATGCTCGGAATTGTTCTTCTGAAGCTTCGCCGTTTTCGAACTGCTGCTGAACCTGTTTTTCGGCATCTTTCAGGATATTCAGTTTTTCTTTCGTCCCGTCGATTGATTCTGCAAGTAGTTTCTGTTTCTGCGCCAGAAGTTCCGTATTTTTTGGATCTAATTTCAGTAATTTGTTTACTTCTTTCAGTTCCTTTTGTGCGTCTCTGGTCTGTTTATTTACTCCCTGTAAGGCTTTGTCTAATTTCGTGGTATCGCCGCCGATTTCGATAGTAATTCCGGCTATTTTGCCTTTCGCCATTTATTCTCCCCCTTTCTTGCTGAATTTTTCGCGTAGACGTTGCCGATCCGGTTTTGTCTGCTTTATGCGCCAACAGTTTTCTAGGTACTCTCGCCCCTTCTCTGTTTGGCTTGTATAATAGATAAATGCTTCCCGTACTAAAAACAGATAGACGTCAAGATCCAGTTCTTCCACTTCCCACATATTTAGACCGGTATAGTTAATCACTAACTTTTCAGACTTCGTTTTCAGCGGAAACTTTGGTTCTTCGTATTCTGGATCGTCATAGTACGGAATTATTAGTTTGGGTTTTTCTTCGCTCCGTTCACAAACGCCATGTAGTTATCCACAAATTCTGACATTTCTTCCACGTCGTACTGATCCGTGATATATTCCGTTGTGATCTTTTCTCCCTGTAAATTGTTCGACAGGGCTTCCGCAACGATCGCGCCCAATGTGTCCATTGCGTCGTCCATTGTCATATTGTCGGTATCCATATCCTGAACTGCTGCCAGTTTTCCGAATGTTCCTTTCTTTGGCATCTTGACAAGAAGTTTCTTCCCGTCCGTAAGTGTTACTGTAAAAAAGGATCTGTTGATTTTGTTAAAATCGAAATTCATGTTCGCCATTGTCTTTTCTCCTTCTGAAAAAGGCGGCGTTTTTTGTCTATACGCCGCCTTGTGTTTGTTTTATCTGTTTTATTTATCTGCGACCGCTTTCTGTTCGGTTGTATCGCTTAAACTCTGCGTATCTTCCAGAACTTCTTCTTCGTAGTGAATTAGTGTTCCTTCCTTGTCCTGCGGTAATGCCGTGAATTCCGCGTCCACGACTGTTTCTTTGTCATTTGCGAACGCAAGGGAAAAACCGGCCTGATTGTTTCCGACAATCATTACCCAGATATCGCCGTCCACCGGATCTTCGTGGTGGAAACAAATTACATATTTTTTTCTGCCCTGATTGTTTCCGCCGCCGACCTTTACGATTCTTCTTTTCTTTTTGGTCGAAGTCTTTTCCGCATAGCTTACGCGGGCGGTATCGCAGATCTTTTCAAGCGTGTTTCCGCAAAATGTCATTAAGCCGCTTTTCATGGTGGCTTCTTCGTCTGTGATAACGGTTTTCTGGATCTTTCTTGTGTCGTCCTTTGCCGTGTAATAACTCGGCTTGTACTCAATGGTCGCGCCGCCCTGAATGTATGAAATCTGATTTTCGTCTGTACAAATTTCATCAACTGGCGGCAGATTTCCGTCAAATAATTTCATATGGACATTTCCAGATCCCAGAATAATTCTTTCTGTTTCTGCCATTTCTATTTCCTTCCTTTCTTCTGCGTGATATTGAATTCATACGCCGTCTGAACCATGTTTTCGGAAGTGATCTCTGCCTGATATTTGCTAAACGACAGATCGAAAAGAACTTCTTCTTCGATCCGTCCTTCCAGTGATCCGTCCGGCTGTCTGTCTGTGTACAGTTCCAGTGATCCGTCAATCTCCCGGATTCTGTTCTTGTTATCGTCGCCCCTCTGGTTCTCGCTAACCAGATAGACTATATACGGCGGATCGGGGACCGGCTTTTTCGCTGTCTTCTTCCATGCGTTCTTCGTGATCGGAAGCCCGATCGCCGTTGCTCTTTTGATGATTTCTTCAATCGTCGGCATGTTATCCCCCTAACTTGTCCTCTATATAGTCCGTTGCTGTTTTCTCTGCCTTTTCTTCCGCGCTGTCGATGTGCGGATAGGCTTTGACACGCCCGCCGTTTCTGCTTGCGTGTCCGTTCTGTAATAGGTGTGTTAATTGATAATGTTTTTTGTTGTGTACTGAATAACTTTCTGTCCCGGTTATCCTTCCGGCTCTGCTGTCTCTTTGCGTTACGTCCCAGTCCTTCGTATACTTCCCGGTACGTTCCCGGTACGGCCCGCCCTGCAAAAGAACTTTCTTTCCTTCTTCCGCTCCGGCTTTGTATGCTTCATTCAGAACCGGGTTACACGTGTTTTCCTGCCAGTTTTTCAGTTCTTCTTGTACAGCGTCGGAAAGTCCGTCAATGTCGATTTTTACTTTCATGCATTGCCCGCCCTTTCTCCTGCGTACAGTTCGATCTTTCCGTCCGCTTTCGGACCATAGCTTCGGTATACCGTCAGGCGACGGGCGTTGAATTCAACTTCCTGTTCGTCGTTGTATTCGTTGGCCCATACATCGAACTTGTGGCGGGCTTTCATGCCTTTTTGTCCTGCTTCCACAAATTCATCACGCCCGATCGGTTCAACGGTTGCGATCACGCCGTTTTTGACGTCTTCTTCTTTGGTTTCGCCCGGTTCAACCAGTGTGATATATGCGTCTATTTGTAGTCGCCCCCTTTAATTCTGGTTAAATGCATATCGTAGGCGGCCGCCCACTTGTCATGGTACTGATCCATGCAGTAATATGCTTTTACATAAGCAAGGACGGCCCCGACAATGATTGGATCTTCCGGGGCTTTCAGATACTTTTCTTCATTTACCCCGATTCTTTTCAAGTCTGCCAGAACAAAATCAACGTGGGTTTTCACGTCTTCGTCTAACACGTCATTTGAAAGTTTTCGGGCGCGCAATTTTGCCGCGTCCACAAGTTCGTTATACGTCATTGTTTAGCCGTCCTTCCTGTTTCTTATTTTCCTGTTTCTGGTCGTTTCACGCGGATAAATCCGTTATATGCAGCAACCGCGCCGCCCGCGAAAATGTCCGCTCTGTATGCGATCTGTCCCTGTTTGAATTTGTATTCAGTGGATTTTCTCGCGTCGATATCGGAAAAGATCGCCATTTCATAGTTACTTAACGGACCGTATGCCATGCAGTATTCTGCTGTTGCGGTCTGTGCATCCGTCACAGCTTTACAAGCGGAATTGATAACGTATGGTACGCCGTCAATCGTTCCGGTGTTTCCATGGTTTACGATTGTGTAGAATTTGCGTCCCTGTTTGTCTTTCAGTTTTGCAAATGCTTTCAGATCCTTTTTGTTCAGGATTAGAACCGCAACGTCTTCTACTTCCTCGTCGCCGCCGTAACTGTAGATAATTTCGTCCAGTGTTCCGTCGTCGATCGTTTTCATGGAAAGATCGGTCGCCGGATCAATAACCTGTTCCGCCTTTTCCGACGGATTGAAGAAAATTCCCTTGAATTTTCCGCTTGTACCTGCACCGATCATGATCTGACGGTTCATGTACTTTCTGATCGCACGTGTGACAGATCCTTCTACCACTCCGTCGTAGTCAGCGTTCGGAAGTTTAATCATTTCTTCCGGTTCTTCGGTGTATGCTGTGATCTTCTGTTTTTCAACGCTTACATAACCGAAAACCGGTTCGGTTGTGTTGTAGTCGCCGCCTTCGGCTGTTTCTCCTGCTCCGTCGCCGTAGCTTTTTACATATGCTCTCTGATATGTTTCGCCGCCATTTAACGGAATTGTTCTGACGCGATCCACCAGTGAAGAAACGTCGTTGAATGTCTCTTTGATATCGCTTGCAGTGTGCTTCGGTGTAACTGTCTGGGTAACTGAAAGTGCATTTTTCACAGACTTGAACGCTGTTTTTGCGTTGAACTTTACTGTCTTTCCGTCTTTCAGTCCCTGTCCTCTTTCTTCGCGCTTTTTGTCCTTCACGTCGTCGCCTTTCTCTCCCGGTGTTCCTTCCCCGGCATCGTCGCCCGCCTGCGCCGCCAGTCCTGCGATATTTGCGCGGTTCTGAATGTCCTGTAAAATGCCGTTAATATCTTCGGCTTCGGTTGTCAGGGCGTCCAGTGCTTCGCCTTCTGCTGTCTGTGCCTGTTTGCCGATCTCTTTCAGTCTTGCTTTCAGGTCTTTTGTGTTCATGTTCACAAGTTCTTCGTGCTTCATATTCGCTTTAATCTCCTTTCGTCATTCCCTCGATACATAATCTTTTGATCTGGTTTCTTTTTTCGGCGTCTGCTGCCGCTTTCGCCTGTTCTTCCGGTGTAGGCCCCTTCGGTGTCTGCTCCGGCTGTTTCTGGTGTGATTTGAATTTTTCCGGCAATTTTCCGGCGTAATTCAGGTAGTCGCCGACTGCTGCTACATAATCGGCCGCGTCAGTTTGCGCGATATTGAAATACTTCGCCGCTTCTTTGCCGTCTAACCATGTTTCGGCGTTTACCAACGTTTCCACCTGATCGATCGTGACGCCTTCCGCCAGATGATCTTCGTATACGTTCATGATTCCGGTCTGTATTTTATCCAGATCGTCCGCCATTTTTCGCATTTCGTCCGCATTGCCGGAAATTGCGCCCCATGGCTTGTGAATCATCAAAAATGCATTTGACGGGATTTCCGGCGGTTCTGTTCCTGCGAATGCGATTACAGATGCAATCGAACCGGCCAAGCCGTCAACGTATACTTTCACTTTGTTTTTTTCTCCGTGGCGTTTAATCATGTTGTAGATCGCCATTCCTGCGAACACTGATCCGCCGCCGGAATTAACATATACGTTCAAGTCTTTTCCTTCTGCCTGTGAAAGAAAATTCTTGATTGCGTCCGGGTACTGATCTTCGTTCTGCCATGCTCCCCACCAGTCCGACACGATATCGCCGTAAAAGTAGAGATCTGCGGAAACGTCGGTCATGTTTTTGATTTCAAGCCCTTTTAATACGTCCGCCATTGTCTGCCCCCTTTCAGTTTTGCTTGTACATAGATAGCGTTCATGAGCATTTCAAGCGGTACTTTCGCCGCCTGCTGCTGTCCGTCGCCTTCCGGCGGTCCGTTGCCGCCGCTTCCGTTCTGCTGCCCCGTCTGGTACAGTGATTGATCGTCCGCTTTCACGTAGTTCAGTGATACCATTCTCACGTCGCCGTCTTCGATCGGCTCATAGTAGAGAAGTTCCCGGAATTCGTTGATTGTGATAATTCCTCGGTCATACAGAACCGATCCGATTGTGGATCGTGTCTGTAAGGTCGCATACTGTAAACGATTTGAAGAAAATATGATCTTGTTTCCGAATCCTCTTTCCCTCTCCGTCAGTAATTTGAATGTGAATTCAAGTGATAATTGAAGGGCGATCGGTTCGATCACGCTTTCGTAAAATGCGTTCCACTCTGATTCTGAAAATTTTGACATCAAAATATTTTCATTCACGTTGTAATACCGGTATGCGTTATCGCGCAAAAACTGCGATTGCAGCGTCGGAATAGTTGGGGCTTTTTGGTTGATTTCGTGAAATTCCATTGTGTTATCCAGTCCACCCAGTCCGCCTTCGTTGCTCGCGTCCATGTATGCTTCTTGAAATTCTTTTACTTTCTTTTTCAGTTCTTCGTCGTCCGCAAAGTTGTTATATTTCAGATAACCTTTCAGGTTGGCGGAATTTTTAACCAGATTCCGCAAGGCCTGTCCGGTTGCGTCCAGTAATTCCAGTGTGTTTTTCAATGCCGGATCTGGTTCAGATCCTAAAAAACGCTTTCTGTCGAATCTCGCTTTCAGGTGGATCACGGATTGATACGGGACCGTGTAGATCTTCCCGTCATAGTCCCACGTGAACCGGAATAACATTGCTCCGGTTTCTTCGTCTTCCCACACTCTGAACCCGCGCGTCGTGATCGGCACAATGCTTTTGACTTTGGAAAAATCGTCATTGTAAAAAATCACTGCGAATGCATTGGATTTTCTGACAAGCTGCGCCGCCATTTTGTACAGTGCGTCGTATACGGACAATTCCGGCGACCAACGCAAGGAAAGAAGTTTCGCCAGATAATCGTCGCGAATCATCATTCCGCGCGAATCTGTACGGATGAGCTGCGGCGTCAGTTTGCCGACGTTCGTTGCAATGCAGTTCGTAATCGATCCGATGATATCGCTTGCGTCCATATCCGCCGACGCGTTGTATTCGCCCCGGATCGTGAATATCGGACTAAACTTCATTTTGCGGAATGTCGCAAAATCCTTTAATATTCCCGTTTCGTTCTACCCCCTTTCGGCTTTATTCACAGTTCAGTTTATCTTTTAAGTGCGTTCATTTCTGACCTGTTTTTAGACGTAAAAAAGAGAGGGCGCGCCCTCTCTTATGCTGCATTTTGTAATTGTCTGCCGATTTCCTTGTGATATTTCATTTTTACGGCCAGTGCATCGAAGATCGATACCGCGCCGTCGATATGTGCCCGCTTTTCGATCTTGACAGGTTTCATTCTGCTGTCGTCCGTCTGGATCTGAACGGCCACGTTTAACAGGTGGGATTTTAACAGGTTGTTTTCTCCGATCAAATACATTCCATCTTTCAGATCCCCTTCGAAGGTGTTTAATACAGGCGTCAGGTTCGTTCCCTGATATACGTCGTCCATGTGGAAGCCTGCTTCTTTCATTTCTTCCACCAGATAACCCGCGCAATATCTGTCATAGCCGACTTTCAACGGCCGGATCTTATATTCTTTTATCAGGCGCACGAACCACGCGAACACGTCTTTGTAATTTACCTGATGTTCTCCCGATATCGTGAGATAACCCTGTTCTTTGAAAATGTTGTACGGGACACCTTCTTCGTCGATCGCCACGTTGTAGCGTTCCTGTGGCATGAAAAATTGTGTGATGATATGATTCTTCCCGCCCTTTTCAATAACCAGTGAAACGGCTGTCAAGTCGGTTGTCCGCGAAAGGTCGATACCGGCCACGCAATAGCAACCCCGGAAGTCGTCCAGTGTATACGGTTGTCCTGCTGCCTTCGCTACCGTCTCGTAGTCAAGCCATGCAATCGAAGAATTTTGTTTGATGTTGCAATACTTCGTCATGAATTCCGCTTTTTTTGATAACGACTGTAGCGCGATCGCGATCTGTTCTTCGAAGAATTCCCACTGAACCGAAACGCCTAAATTTGGGTTAGCTTTTGCCAGTTCTTCTTTTGTGTTCCACTTTTCCAGATCGTCGATCATGTACAGGAACGGAAGCAAGCGTCTTTCTTTGCTCGATCCTTTCAAAAATGCGGTTGACCGCTTCATCAGTTCGTCGAAGATTCCGTCGTTGACATATCCGGCGGTCGATGTAGAAAGCGTGATCGGCTCTGTTCGCGCTCCTGTACCTGATACCATAACTTCGTACTGCTTCAAGCCCTGATCGCCCGGCCATGCTTCCATTTCGTCGTTTGTTGTCATGGTCGGGTTGAATCCGTCCGCCTTTTTTGCATTGAACGCAATCTTTTTGATTGTGGGGTTTAATTCCGCTAAGTAGATAACAGATCGCCGCTTCTTCGTCACTTCTGCCAGTTCTTCTTCTGCTTGTGTGATCTTGTAAAAACTGTCGTACACGATATCGGCCTGATCCAGTTTCGGTGCAAGGCAATATAATTCGCTGCCGTATTCTCCGTCGATATACGCCACGTATGCCATAATTGCCGCCGCGAAAAGACTTTTCCCGTTTTTACGTCCGACTAGAAGAAAGATTTCCCGGAACTGCCGTCGGTGCGTCTTTTTATCCAGTATTCCGAAGATTGCCGAAATAATAGCTTTTTGCCATAGTTCCAACTTGAAAAGGTCGTTCCGTCCCTTTGAGTGGTGGCAGAAATTTTCGATAAACTGGATTGCCTTATTTGCTTTTTTTGCGTCAAAATCCCAGTCGCCGGATTTTATGCCGTCAACTAGGATTTTATAAATTTTCTTTATCCATTTTCCCGCTATGATCTGCCCGCGTTCGATCTTGTCGTGATATTCGACAATGTAATTCACATATACGTTATGCATTTCTAAACGCTGCCAACTTGCTTATTTTCTCCGTCTGCTGTTGTGGTAAATACTCGATCAGTTTGTCGATATTTGAGTTATACGCCCGTGAATATTTGTCGAAGGTTGCAACTGCCGGATTCTCTTTCATATATCTTTGTGAGCCGTTGACAACTTCGGTCTTTAACCCTTCCGTCATGATTGAGTATTTCGCTTCCCGGATCGCCACGGCCTGAAAAGCCATTTCTTTTACCTTGCGTTCGATCATTTTCTTTTTCCGGTCGTCCTCAACGTCCTTGAACAATTCCATGATCTTTTTTCGCTCCTTTTCGACCTCTGCTTCGGTTAAAATCTCGCCCGCTGCTTCTTTTTTCAGTCTCGTTTTTAGGTTCTTTTTCCGTGCTTCCGGTAAATCTCTGAATATTTCCAGAAGTTCCAATAACTCCGGTAAAACCTGATCTTCTTCGGGTTTTATCTCTCTATCTTTCTCTAAATCCATGCATTTACACCCCCTCTCACGTGCGCGCGCCTGCGGAGAGTTTTTTTTACCTAGCTCCCTCGGTTCTTTCTGGTAAAAAATTTTTGTACCACCGGGGGGGAGTGGTTGGCGCGCTTTTCGCGATTTCGTTTTTGTTTTTGGCTGATCTGTTTTTGATTTTCAGGAAAATGATTTTGTCGGAATGATATTGCCGTCCTTGTCAAACCTGTATCGCTTCGGCTTGCCGTGATGCTCTGTGTTGTGGTGTTCGTCGCACACGACTTCCAGATTATCCCACGACAACGTGATGCTCGGATCGTTGATATTCTTCGGCGTGATCCATTTCTTGTGATGCACTATCGTTCCGATGTTGACTTCTTTCAAGCTGCGTTTACCTTCCTCGAATTCTTTCTGACATCGTTCACAGATTCCACCTTTGCTTCTGTAATAGGCTTTTCGTGTCTTCTTCCATGCTTCGGAATTGTAAAAAGGCTTTGCATATTCTTTCGCCACTTGTCACTCTCCATTCTATCTTCTGTCGCTGTTCATTTCTGACCTGTCTTCCTACTGCTGCCAATCATATCCATTGACGCCGCCACGTGATAGCAGAACTCTTTCCGGTATTCGTAGAATAAGCGGCGACAACAATATGTTTCCCCCAGTAGTTCCCACGGCGTATTATCCTTCAAACTCTGACAGATCTTCTCGATAACCTGATCGCGTGTGCTTCCTGTGAATCCTTGCAGTCCGATATTCTCTTTTGCTTCTTCGATTGCCTTATCCGCCCGTCGGTCGAACGCCGTATACTGCCCGGTGTGTTTTCTCCTGTCTCGCTTCTCCTGATCCTTCATGATTGCCCGGACGATCGTTTTTGTGTTTTTATCCAGTTTATACGCCATGGCCGTTTCTCCTTATCCTTCGATCTTTGTGTTCTGCAAATAGTCCAGAAGATCTTTTTCTTTCATATCGTCGCGGTCGAAAAGAAATGCGGTCAGGGTTGTTGCTTCGCTTCTCCAGTATACCTGTTTCGGAAAATGCCGATTGATAAACGGTCCCTCGATCTCGTATTCGTAATCGGTGTTCATCGACGACGGATCGATTGCCTGAATGAATCCTTCGCCCAGTACGTCCACCCGTCCGTCTTCTGCCTGTAGAATTCGCATGGTCTGACCGTATGGGTGTTTGTTTAATACAAGGCGCGTCACTGTTAGTTTTTCTTCCTCGTCTTCGTACCGGTATGTCGTATCTATCAAATTCCAGTGTACTTCGTTGATCTCGTACTGGTTGGCTTCCTTTGTTGCCTTGAAAGCCCCCCCATCTTCCGGCATTTCTCCCGTTAATTCGATCACTGCTGCCAGTGCCTTTTTATCCAGTGATTCTTTCATTGTGGCGATTGCCCAGTATGAGCCGCCGAAAAGCAACTGATTTCCCCGGCGCGCAACGTATAAGCCCGCGCCCGTGTAGGCTTCTTTTATCAGTCTTTTGAAATCTCTTAATCTTACAAACATTATTTTTTCTCCTTCCTACCATTCCGGCTGTTTATTTTTCTTGTACAGTTCACAGTTCGCGCACGGCGTCCAGTCTGCTTCGATGCCTTCACAGCACCCGAACATTTTTGGGGCTTCCTCGCAATTAACCAGATCGAAGTTGTCTGCCCGTGCCAGATAGTGCCGGATCAGGCTTCGCGCTTCTTCTGCCGAATATGCAACCGCCGTTTTGTAGCCCTGATCTTTTAACATGGCCATAAATTCGACCTGATCTTTCGTCGGCTTGTTGCTCCCGAATTTCATTTCGATGTACAGGCCGTTAAATCCCCGGCGTGCTACCGGAAGCGACAGATCGGGAACGCCCGACACCATTCCGGCAGCTTTTAAAAGTGCGCCGTTCGTCCGCTTCCCTTCATTCGGGATATGGTGCAATAATTTTAATTCCGGTATGAATTCCCGGACGGATCGCGCCCAGTTAAAAAGTTTTATCTGCTCCGTGATCTCTGAATTTTTCATGTTTTGTAATTTGACCGCCATTTAATCTCCCCTTTCAGTCTCTTGTCATTCTTGCGTATATGTAAAACGCGGCTGTCACTGTGTTGAACTTCACTTCTGCGTCTAAAAAGCGATAGCCCGCGTATTCTTTTTCAAGGCTCTGTTTCAGTGTTTCGTGATCCTTTGCCATTTTCTCAACCCGACGTTTCTTGAATTTCCGGTATGATCTTGTCGGCTCTGGTGGCTTTTTCAGGTTCTTTGAGCTGCACCACCGTTTTGTCCCGTGCGGATTTTGGGAAATGTACGTGGCAAGGCCTGTTATTCCGAAATCTTCGTCCGGTTTTACCCGGCGCGTGTTTGGTCGCTTGCATTTTCCCCACATTGCTTCTAATTCGTCGCGATCCACGCCGTCGCCGCTCATGAGTATGTGAAAATGTGGGCGTGTGTAATTGTCCACGGCCAGAACGTAGATATATTTCATGTTGTCGAATCCGCGTTTCTTTCTCTTGCGGTTCACGCGCTTGATAAAATTCGTCACGTCCTTTTTTGCTCTCTCTATGTCTTCCGGTATGTAGCGATCGTCCCACCCGAACGTCGCCCAGATATCCCCTGAACCGAAATTGATATTCGCAAGGCGGATCACGTATCGGCGGGCGTTCTTGTCGTTCAGATTCCTTTGTGACGGCTTCGTTTCTCTCTTTTTCTTCGTGTGTGGCATATCTGCCCGGTTATAGAAAGACGGATAGATCATCACTTCTGCAATCTCTTTCCCGGATTTTATGTTTTTACACTTGATCGTTGATGTTCTGTAAAGGCTTTCCACCTTCCCTTCTTTCAACAGTCGTTCGTATTCCCATTCTTCAAGTTTCGCCTGCTGTTCCTTCCACTGTTCTTCGAAATCTATCAACAGGGGATTCTCACGTCTGAATTTCTCTTTTGCTGCCTTCTCTATCTCTTTGTCAAGATCATACTGATACGCTTCGTTGTAGTCGTAGTTATCATAGCTTCGTTTCTGCTTCATAGAATCCCCCTTCCCGTCCATGTATGTATTTATTTATTTTATATACAAAAACAATAGTGTCTGATTTGTTAATACCCATTACAAGGACGGTTAAGATTTCTTCCTTATATATAGAAGAAACACGCGTTCGTGTTTTTACCCTTTCCGATCTGGTATTCTGTATAACGAAACAATCTCCGGCGGCAAATCTCCGAACACGCGTTCTAGTTCCCTGAACCCGGCTTTCATTTCTTCGATCGTTTCTTCCGCTTTCTGACGTTTGCGTACCTCTGCGCTTGCGATTTCCGCGGCCGCGTCTAACCTTCCCGAAAGATTGTCTTTCTCTTCCTTTAATTTATGGATCTTCTTTTTCAGCTTCCTTAATTGTCCCGTTTTGGTTCTTCTTTCGTATTTGTCGCGGTCCATCACTTCGCATAAATAGGCGTCGTAATAACGATCGTATTCAGGATCTTTTTTTCTTTCAAATTTCGTTTCGCTGATCTGTATAAAAACCGTGTTGTCTTTCATTCTGTCAATTTCCGATGTTGTCAGTCTTTTCAGTTCGCTTTCTTCATATAGTTTTATCATTGACTTTTCACTCCTTCCGGGTGTATTATGGTTTTGGTTAGATTTCGATATCGTTCGAAAAGGCGGATCACGGAAGTTTTTTATCTTCTGTAATCCGCTTTTTCTTTTATTCATTTTCCTTTTTTTGTCTTTCCCCTTCGTGGATATAATTAACGATCTGTGTCAGTTCGTCGTATTGTTTTTCCGACAACTCCCCGTATTCGTAGGCGGCTTCGAACTGCCCGATCAGATATCCGGCCGCGAAATCAAGTTCCATTGTCGTTTCTGATTTCATCAGGCGCGGGATCTGTAAAGAATACTTTTTATAGTTACGTTTCAGTCTCTCTTGCCTTTTCCGTCTGGATATCGCTTTCAGAATTCTTTTCAGTTTCTTCATTTTGGTTAGATTCCTTTCTTTCTGCTTCTTTCTGCTTCTGGACTTCTGCGAACGCTTCCCGATCTGTTGGGTTGTCATACGGGTTTAATGATGTAAGTCCGGCAATCTGCCGTCTTCTTATTGGATTTACTGCCTTGTCGTCTATGTAGATATCTGCATTGATCTTCCTGCAGTCGTTTCCGTATAGTTCGATCAGTTCCGGCAGATTTTCGTTTACCGCGTCAAATTCAAGCCCGCGTTCTTTACACCACGCCACCGCGTCTTCCAACTGTTCCCCGTCTCTGTTCGTCCAGAGTATCAGGCGCGATCCGTTCAACTGTTCATTCCGGCAGAAGTTGAAAACGGTCATGTTTACGTCGCCTATTTCCGGCCATGTTCCCATATGTAGTGTTCCGTCAAAATCAACGGCTATGATTCGATTTCCCTTTTTATCCATTTAGCCCGCCTTTCTCATTGCTGTCGCCTGTCCGGTCATAATTCCCAGATCAAGCGGTTTTTCCTCTTTGATTGCTCTGTTTAAATCTTCCACGGTATAAATCCCGATTTCTTTTAATGCTTCTTCAATTTTCTGTCGTTTCTCCATGCGCCGGATCTCCTTTCTGGTAGCTGCTTAAAATTCCTTTTCGCGCCATTGCTGCGGTCTGGATCGCTTCGACTGCAAGTTTTACGGCATTTTCATAGATTCGTGTCAGGCGTTTGTTTTTAACCTCTGGCGATTCATTTTCTTTTACTTCCGTCCAGAATTTATCAAGGCTATATTCTACCATTTCCAGTTCTTCGCGGGCTTCGTCGAATTCTTCAAAGATCACGGCGTAAGCTTCGTGAGAACTTGCAAAAAGTGGGAACTTTTCGTTTGCTGCTTTTAACTCTGTTTCTGTTAGTTCATAGATCTTCTGTTTTATCGCGTCCACCTGTTCTTTTCTCTCCTGTTCTGCTTCTTCTTTTATGGCCTGGTCCTTCGGTAGCATTTCCCCGAATATTGCTTCCAGTACATTCACAACGATTGAGTTTCCCGCCTGCGCGTATAACTGCGTATCGCTGTTTATTTCGTCTGCTTCTGCTGCCCTGAAATCTTCGTCTGAAAATCCCATAAGCCGCCAACACTCTAACGGTGTCAATCTTCTGATTCTGTATGATTCCATTTCTTTACGCTCCAACTTGTACAACTCCTGATTGCTCGACATTATCGTAGGGCAGACGGTCCCGCCCGCCTGAACGCGTCCGCGTCTGGTCTTTGATGTTGGGAAGCTGAGATCTGCCACCCCCCCTACTTGCCATTTTATAAATCCGGCTTTTGTCGCCTGTTTTATCATTACTGCTTCTAACATTCTTTTGATCCTGTTCTGATAATTTTCGTTGCGTGTTTGTATTCTGTCGCCGTCAAACAACGGCAGATTCCGCAACTGTCAAACACTAAATTCCCTTGATGTTCTCCGCCTAATGCTCCTAGCTTCTGAATTCTCCCCCCCCTAATCGGATTTACAGAATCTTCTACAATTTCAAGAATCATCGTGTCTTTATTGACTGTCGTTAATGTATTGCAGATATTTTCCTGTTGTGGCTCGATTCTCTGTATGGTTGGGATTCCTGGCGTCCTATCCGAAGGGTTTACCGGGTTTCTGCCTCTAATCGCTATCGGTATCCTTTTTTTCATCGTCGCACCTCACTATGATATAGGGTTGTCGTCCCCCCCCTGTGCATGAATTGAGCGTTGGGGAAAGACCTTTTTGATCGTAAACACGACCGACGCTCGGATTATCCCACCCGGACGCGCCTTTCATTATGTTACCGATCTGCATTGTCTTTTTATCCTGATTAAGTCCCATTCGTGGCGGTCTTTGCTACCTCTGCCCCCCCTCTTATGGTTTTTGACACTTTTTTTCAAGTCGTCCGCTCTGTATCAGTTCCGTGATAAGTCCGTCGGCAGATTCTGAATTTACATAGAATTTTTCTTCCACTTCGTCTTCCAGTAAATCGTCCATGGTCTTTTCCAGTGGTATTTCTTCCGGGAACTGATAATCATAATCGCCCAGAATCGACACCATATAGGCGCGCTGTCTGTTCTGCGGAATGCCGAAGTCTTTTGCGTTCAGGATCTTTGCATAATTTTTATAGCCTTTCCCGGTTAAAAACTCTTGCCATGCTTCAAAATTGTGTAAATTCTTTCTTTGCATGACCTGCGGCACGTTCTCCATCAGAAGAATCTGTGGAAGTTCCTTCATTTCGTCCAGAAGTCTTTCAACTTCCCATAGCATACCGGATCGTGTGCCTGATCCTTTATCCATTCCGGCCATTTTCCCGGCGACGCTTAAATCCTGACATGGGAATGAATATGTTACTATGTAGGTGTATTTATCTGTTTCCACCACTCCCAGATCGTCGCCTGTGATATTCTGGATATTTACAAGGTTTTTCGTCGCCCGTATGTTGTTGTACACTTCGCGAAGCCACCATTCCGGCTTCTTCCTGATTTTATCTTCTGCCATTGGTTCTTTTCCGTTGTTGGAAATTCCCCATCGCGACAGTTTTTCGGCTATCTGTTCTTTGCTAAAATCTGTGCTATAGTCTTTTGTGTCGTCCGCGCAATGGATCGCTTTATAACTTGCGTTCGGCTGAATCCACCATTCGCACGTCCGATAGGTCGTGAAATCTGCTCCCAGATTCCGCAACGCCATAGCCTGTGATCCGATTCCGGCGAATAATTCGATCAATCGGATCGGTTTGTCTATTTTGTATGGTTGCATTGTGGTTAGATCTCCTTTATATTTTCATTCTGTAGTAAAGTTTCATCATTAAATCAGAAAAACTAAAGTCCGGCATTTCTTCCGGTTGCATCGGGCTTGTAAGTCCTAATTTTTCCCAGTTCTTGTGGCAGATTTCCGGCGCAAATGCAAATTCTTTGACCTTTGCTTTCAGTAGGTCTTCCGGGACCTTATAAAACCAGTCTGCAAACAATACGTTCCCGTCCTTTTCAATCCACGCCCGCGCCGACGGCTGCGATACTTCCCTGATCTCTCCGACTGTCATTATTTATATAACCAGATCTTGAAAACATAAGTTCCCGGAAGATCTGGATCTCCTGTCGGTGCTATCATTTTTACTTCACGGTCTGCCAGTTCTTCTTCCCGACGGGCTTTCGCGGCTTTTCCTTTGAAGATCGTGTCAGATTCTCCCTGCTTTAACGGGTTGTCTTCGTCCTGTACCGTGATATACTGCGCCGGACTTAATAAGGTTAAGAAATCTCTAAATTTCAGGTTCATTTTTGCCATGGTTCTTCGTTCCTTTCTTCTTTGCTTTCTCGATCGTGCGCTTTCTTGTTCCGTGAACCGGTTTTGCGCCTGCTTGTATATGATCCGCCGGTATTTCTTCCAATGCGTCCGGTCCGAAGTTCTCTTTGATCGTTTCGTCCATGATTCTTTCGAACTCTTCGCTGTCAAAGTTTGCGTTTACCACTCCCATGACCGGCTTTTCTTCTTTGCGTTCCTCTTTCTTCCCTGTCATTGTCTCCCGGATGTAGCCGTGTGGTACGTCGCAATTTACGGCATTCATTACAATTTCGTACTGTGCCGCCTGTTTAATTAGATTGTAAAAATTAGAATATGTAATCTCTGTCCGGTCTTCCGGTTTAAATGCGTCCATAATTCCCATTATTGTTTCTCTCCTTCCTGAATGGCTTTTCTGTATGCTTCCGCTCTTGATGTCGCGATTGCCTTCTGTGTTATGCCGACCATGAATCTTTCGACGTGTGCGCGTTGCGTTCCCTGCGCTACTGCTCCGTCTATGAATTCGCTGATTGCATATCCAAGAAGTGTCGCCACGTCCACAAATTCGCCGTCAATTAACACGATCGGCGGTTTCTTCATGTCCGAACTAAAAACATGAATCCCGGCGATCTGTTCGACCGCAACGGTTTTCATTTCTTCCGGTTTTGCTCCTGCCTGTTCTGTCGCGTCCTTTAATGCTTGTTCGATTGTCTTTTCTTCCTTCATTGGTTAGATCTCCTTTCAGTGAGTAGTTGAACCGAATTTCGGTATCTTTATTTTTCCGGCGTGTGTAGTTGATCTGTCTGATTGTCCTTTCCAGTCGCCCCAGTTCGTCCGCCGTCAGACCGTCGCCGGATAATATCATGATGATTTTTCTTTCTTTTTTCATATATCGCCCCGCGTTCCGGTTATTTGCCATGAACGATCTTCTTTCTTTTCTTTCTGCTTCCGATATATTGCGCCGGATTCTTGAAATGTCGTTTCTTTGGCTGTGTCTGCGCCCGCGTGTCTGCAATCCGGCGTTTAACCTGATATCTGACTGTTTCGGCGAAATGTTCCGCTTCTTCTTCCGAATACGGACGCCCCTTAATCTTCTGTATGTAATGCATGAATTCATGTGCCGTCGTTTCGATCAGTGTTTCTTCCGGTTCTGGAATGTCCGCCGCTATGTAAATGCGATCCGTGTTCGTGTCGAATACTCCGAAACCTTTCTGTCCGTCCGGTGCTTCGATGTGATCCGCGTCAAATGCGATTATCACACCCACGCCGTAACGGTCTTCTGGATCTTCCAGATCTTCGATGATCTTCGGAAAAGCGTTTTGCAAATATAAAAGCGTTTCCATGATCGTTTCGAAGTTTTCCTGAAAGTCCTTGAATTTCTTTTCGCCCGGTATTGGTTGCACTTGAAAACTGATTCTTGCCATTTACTCTCCTTTCGGGATCTGTCCGATCAGACGCGCTCCCGTTAATACCAGTTCTTTTCCCATGATCTCGTATTTCCAGTCGCCGTGAAGTCCACATTCGCTGTCAAGTGTTCCCTGATAGGTGTCCCATGTTTTCTGTGTTTCGTTGTAAATCTGTAAAGTTACCATTTCCGTTGACTGCTGCCGGGCGGCTTCTTCCTGCGTGTGCTGTTCTGCTGCCGTTCCCGCTCCGAAACCGGAAATAAAAGCCGTGACTGCTGCCGCTATGATATATGATTCAATTTTTCTTTTTCTCATTCGCTGCCGTTTCTCCTTTCCAGTGGTATCGGGTAGCCGTCAGGAAGTGCGTTTATTAACTTTTCCAACTGGATCAGCCCGATTTTCTGTATATTGACTAAGGCGTTCGGCTGACAGGCGTTTAACTCTGTCATGTTCTTATGTATGCCGGCCGTGATATCCGATCGGAAGGCGGGCGTTAATGGTTTGTAGAATGTCATTTACGCCACCTTCTCTTCCATTGCGAAAACATAGTCCATTTTATACTCCGGCATTAACGCGCACGTTTTCAGTGCTTCGCCCAGTGTGAACTCTGTTCTTGCGTAGATTTTGTTCTGTGCGGACTTTTCAGAGATTCCCAACAGTTCCGCATACGCTTTGATCGTGATTCCTTTTCTTTTCAGGATCTCAACTAAATTCTTATACATGGTTCATTCTCCTTTCTGTGGTGCTTTCCCTGTTTCCGTGATATAATCGCAATAGAAAGGGGGTGCGCCTGTGTTTGTTTATAATATTTCAGAACTTCTTGAGAGTTTAAAGTCTGCTCAAGACGAAGGTTTTGAATATGTTTCACTTTCCGTTCTTGATCCTGATGAAGAAGACGACGAACTGGATTGCGAAACCGTTGTTCTTGACTATGTTCATGATTCTTCCAGTAGCGAAGAAGATATGATCGATTCTGTTACTCTTCCAGAGGGCTATTCTCACTACTAATCGTTAAGTCAATTTCATATCCGTTTTTAAGAAGATGTCTCAATTTTCGGGACATCTTTCTTATTTCCTGAAGAACCGGTTCGACGTCTTCCCGTCTTTCGTCCGATGTGACTTTCAGTCTTTCGTTGCTGTTTCCTTTGACTGTGATTTTCATTGTCGTCGCTCCTTTCTGTGGTGTCCCCTGTCCTATCGTGATATAATCGCATTAGGAAAGGGGGTGTTGTTATGTCAAATGAGGATAGAAAACAGAAGATTTGTGAAGATCTCGCGTTATTAAAGGTTTTTAAAGTCATGTGTCAGCATGATCTTGGTAATCTTTCAAATGCTCAAATTTACGGGATATATCAGGATAATTACGATCCCGCCGAATTTGAACATTGCGTAAATAATGGCATACGCGAAGATCTTTAATCTTCCGGTCCTGTGGCTTCTATGCTGCGGGGCCTTTTATATTTCCGGTTGTCCTGATATCGTTCTTTTTTCAGAATGCTTTCTATTGTTCCCGGAATTTCTTCTGTTTCTTCCAGTGTCAAGCCTGTTTCTTCCGCGAACGTCAGGGCTTTTTCTGCGGCCGCTGTTACTTTCCGACTGCTTTCAAGCATTCTTTCGACGTAGGTTTGTTTCTGATTCATTTTCGCTCCTTTCTGTTGATTGATTCACGGTGCACCGTGCCTGTAATCTTAAAATACACTCTGTAAAGTGAATTGTCAAGAACAATTTTACTGTGCAAAGTAAATTATTTCTATATATTTTCCCTTTGTACAGTAATATTTTTCTTGACACCGCAATATTTTTACTTTACAATGTGAATTGAAAGGAGGTGTTTTGGATTGACATTCCTTGAAAAGTTGGACTATTTGATGGAAAAGAATCATTTGAACAAAAGAAAGGTTTCGCAAGGATCCGGCATACCGTACAGCACGATTGACGGTTTCTATAAAGTAGGTTACAACAATATAAAGTTGTCGACCTTTCGAAAATTGTGTGATTACTTCGGTGTCAGTATGGATTCTATGGCGCGTGATGAAGTAGAGTTTCCGGAAAAATATGTTCCCAACTCAAAAGGTATACATATGACAAGCGAAGAAGAATTCCTTGTTACTTGTTATCGCGAAGCGGATAGCCTTGATAAAGAACTTGCTTTACGGGCTTTGCACGTTCGCGAAAAAGGGGACGCAGAAAAAATGGCATAAATTCCCATTCAAGGAAGATTCAGGGAAATATCATTTCCCCTGACTTCTGGAGTTAGTGTTCCCGCCTGCGGCGGATCTTCTTTCGCCGCAGCTTCAAAACGATAGAAAATTATTTAGTAAAGAAGGTGTCTAAAATAGGACTATTCGGAAAGCTATTTAAAAAGAAAGATAATCCGGTTTCGTCTGATCCGGTCGTTTCCGCTCCGTCGAAGCCTGTTATCCCGACTAAAACTGTTAATTTCAAGGTTACCGGAATTTCTTCATATATAGATAATCTTATGGAATTGGCGTACGAAAATGATGATTACGAAAAGACGAAGAAACAGATCGTTGACGATTTTATGTATGACGAAAAGATTTTTCAATATGATTTTCTAGTTTCAAAAGTTGAATTGATTCCCGAACCTGAAAATGAATACGATTCAAACGCCGTAAAGGTTGTTGTTGATGATGTTCATATCGGTTATATCAAGAAAGGTAGTTGCTCCCGCGTCAAAAATCTTCTTTCTTCTGGTCGCGTTACCGATATTGATTGTTCAATTTTCGGTGGAAAGTATAAAGTTGTTTGGGATCGTGACGAAGGTTACGTTCTGGAAGAAGACGAATATCGTTTCGGTGCTACTGTAGAAATAACTTACAAATTAGAAACTGAATAAAGAAAATAAAACCGCTCCCGGCGGCAACCGGAAACGGTTTTATATAGATTGTTACCCGTCAACCGTGGGCTGACTATAATAACTCTCTCGCAAAGATTATTATAGCATAGGCCCACAATGTTTGAAAGGGCTTATTTTTATACCCTTTTTTAGAAAAAATAGAAAGGTTGTGTATGTTATGGCTTATGCTATGAAAGTACCTGCTGCCAGTGCCGACGATCGGATCGTTGCGATCTATGTTCGTGTATCGACCGGGTATCAGGTCGATAAAGATTCGCTTCCGTTCCAGAAAAAGGAATTGAAAGCATATTGCAAACATATCTTACACGTTGATATGTCGCGTGTAGAGATCTTCGAAGATGCCGGGCGATCCGGTAAGAATACGAAACGGCCGGCGTATGAAAGAATGATGCAGAAAGTCCGCGCCGGGCTTGTGTCTCATCTTCTAGTGTATAAGATCGATCGTATTTCCCGAAAACTCGTTGACTTTTCTTTGATGTATGACGACTTTAAATACAA